CTGAAGATTCGAAGCGGACGCGCAATCGCCTAATGCGATACTGCTCGAAGTTGCGTGCTAAGCTGTTCAACCAAGGGAAGCTAGAGGCCAACCCAGGGTTGATTGAGTAAGTAGTGACATCCCAAGCAGGAGCCACCGCCGTCAAATCACCGAGATACTCGGTGTGCTTAATACGGAACTCACGTCCCCCGTTCACCCGCGGTTTGTAAGTAACACTGCGCTTTGCTTGAGCCAGGGGAGCTCGAGTGTACTTAAACCCGCCTTCAGCGCTACCTATACCGGTAACGTTAACTTTCCCGTTAGCCTGAAGATCTCTCTTCCGCGCAACGGATCGCTTTTTCTGATTTTTGTTCATTTTGTTCATTTTTATTTCGACACTGTCTTAGCCCTCAGTATCCTCACAATTAAGCCCGTTGTTGATCACTCGGCGCCGTAATCAACCCGAAGAAGGTTGATCCACGCACCACCGAAACAACGCACAAACCCCGTTCCCGGTCCCGCCTCATGCAGGCACCGTTGGAAAGAACTCACGTGATGAGGCGACATTCCATATCGTTCATCTAAGAAACCGAACCACCACTGGGACCATTGGGTGCTTTCACTCTCTGAGGGCCTGAGAGCCTCGACATCCTCATTAGTCCCGCGTTGAACCATAGACCAGTTCCATTCGGGTTTCTTATTCTCTTTCGCCTCAATGTTGCTGAACTTACTGACGTAAGGTCCGAAAATATGCGGGTCTAACAGAAACGCTGTCTGTCCAACAGCAACTTCTTTGACATAGCTCCACATAAGATCGTTGTTCTTCGTCCAGGCCGGATCCCGGTTACCCAAGATCTTGCATCCTGCTTTCGCCACGCGGCTGGGCAAAGGCACCCAAACCACACGGTTCCCGCAAGGAGCAAAGACACCCTTCAGAAAATCCTTACCTATCAGCGTTTTCCTGTCCATATCAATAGGACCAGTTATTTCCACTCCCAACCATTGAGAGATAATACCACGTCGTGTCTCGACATCGAGATCACGCAACATACGATGCCGTGAGAACATAGTCACAATGTAAGTGCCTATGCTATTCAACAGTAACGTCCACGCACAACCCGAAGGTAGAGCCTTGCCTGTAGTGCGATACCTAACTCCGGGGAAAGATCTCTGGCCTTGATGCCACTTAATCATATCCCTGTAAATTGATTCAGGTAAACCGCCGGCCCATGCTCTTGTCACTCCAAGCTGTGCAGCGAGTAAGAAAGCTCGCTGTGTCGTATCATAACTGCCGAAATCCTCCGCTGTATCCTCGCTGGTATTATCATCTCCACAAAGGAAGAATACTCCATAACCGCTCGCTATTTTCTCTTCTGCCCACGTAGCCGCTTCACTCAGCGCTTTCTGAGTCATACCACAACCAAAGATATGGATTGTCTTCGATCTTTCATGAATTACCGCCTGATGCGGTAACGAATGAATCCGTTGCATAATAGAGTCCACCCACAGTATATTGTATATCCACGATTTGGACGGCACAAAAACTATAATCCTAGGCTTCTTCTTCATCAACTTCTCATCCCCCTTCACGAAAATCGTCACCAGTTCATCTTTGATTGACCAGACTCCTTCAAAACACCTCTCTAAGGATTCAACAATGCGCTTTCGAGACATGGGTTTCAATTTCTGTAAACTAATCTTGAAACACCCCTGCTCCTCTAGATAATGCCAATGCTCTGAAACATCCGATAGGGTAGGGACTAATTCACAATCCCCAGGTAGTCCAGTAAAAGGCATGATATGCGGTCGAACATAAGTTTTCCCTCCGCTTGTGGCGTTGGGAGTAATTTTGATTCCTCTTTTAGTGGCGTATCGAATTTTGAGTGCGTTGAGAGTCTGAGTACTCCCTTTCGCATTAACATAACCAGTAGAACCGATTATATTACCTCCCAATACACCACCTCTAGAATTCAAAGGTTTCCACTTATGTACCTCGACCCTATCTACCCTCACACCTGAATTTTCCCCACCGACTCTGTGCAAATCAGACACCCCGCTTGTAACAAATGCTGGTTCCCAAACGGTTTCTTTCGCGATTTCACAAATCTCATTCTCATTATCCACTGTATCCTGCACGCTTTCCTCCTCTGCTGCTTCACCCAACGCTTCGACATATGTAATCAACTCCATGTTCTTCTCGGCATCCTCAATGGATACTGGACTTTGATCATCACATGCCATCATGCCGTTGAGCTCGTTAATCTCTATCGGGCTATCTTCAACAACATCTAACTCACGCTCCTCTCCTCCACCCACACCTCTAAACGCGACTGCTTGGTTAGAGGCCCATCCATCATCCATGACATAGGGAGTATTACCGAACGAAATCGGATTTTCCTCGTCTATATCCAATGATGGTACCACCACGACTGCTGGCGGTCCACTCACTGCGAGCTGCTGATCACTCGCGAAAATATTGTTTCCACAGGGGATTTCCTTGATCGCATCTCCAAGCGGGCCCGCGCGGACACGCGCCCTAAAGAAAAGCTTGGGGTCAAGGGGATTCTTCTCATGGGCAACCTCGGCTAGGCGCCTCGTTTGATGCATAAACTCCAGAAGAAACGCGGAGAAAACAAATCCTGTTTTCTCATCCAAATCTAAAGAACGATGGATTTTCTTCTCATGCATCATATTAACTCCACCTGTGAGGTTTTCTCCAGCCAGGGATATGAATCCGGTGTCAACTAATATCTCCGTATTGACAGATCCATACCATCTCAAGACTCCCGCGAACCAGGACATGAGATCGCAGCCACCCACGTGGGTCACTGACTGAAGAAGATTTAAGAGCCAATTACCATATCGACTCCCGACTCGTACAACAAATAGTCCAGGTGTGCGTACATATTCCTGACCTTCACCACCTATGATATATACCGCACAACCAATAGTTACGAGTCTACCTTTAAGCACTTCATTCCTTCCGTCGTCTGTGAACAAAGTACTTTTCACTAACCCATCGCAAGCACATCTCGTATACCTGGATGTATAATCGATGGGTAAATAATCCGGGAGAGGGTGATGGACACAAGGACGGAACCCCCTCGAATGATCAACGTCCGTTGGTATACGAGTGACGTTGATCATAGCCATCCACGCGTTGTCTTCTTGGAAGAAAAACTTCCACAGCATCAAAACTAGTTTGATTACAACATAGACGTAGATTAAAAATAAACTCAGGTATAGAATACCGAATACTGGTCGCAAG